TCGCTTCATCCTCGGCCGAGTTTCCACCGGCGGCGTGCTGGTCTGGGCGCAGGAGCAGGCTGGCGCGCAGGGTGAGGGCGAGTGGCTGCACCTGGTGTACGTGTTGTCAGAGGGCCCGATAGCGGCGCTCGAAAATATCTACCTTGGCGAGGAAGACATCAGTTCGTTTGGCCCTCTGGCCAGCTATGAACTGGTGGTCAATCCGACCCAGGTGAACGCTTTCCTGAAGGCCAACTGCCCTGACTGGAAGGACAGCCAGATCGGCCGGGGCCTGTCGTTTGTTCGGGTTTCGCTGCAATACAGCGCAGAGAAATTCCCGTCGGGCATCCCGGATACCCGTTTCGTGGTGCGCGGCCGCAACGACATTTACGATCCGCGCACCGGTGCCGCTGGTTATAGCGCCAATACTGCGCTGCACCTGCTGTGGTTCCTGCGCGAGCGTTGCGGCGTGCCGGACGATGAAATCGTGTTCGAAACCTTCGCGAGCGCTGCCAACGTGTGCGACGAAGCGCTGACCAACGCCGACGGCTCGACCAGCCAGCGCTATCGCAGCGGTTGCGTGATCGGTGCGGACGAGCAGCGCACGGGCGTGCTGCAGAAGCTGGAAGCAGCCTGCGGTGGCCACCTGATCCGTGTTGGCGGCCGTTGGATGCTCCAAGCGGGCGCCTACTATGGTCCGTATGACTTCGAAATCACCGAGGATATGGTGATCGGCACTGTCACCGGCAGCACTGAGCCCACCAACGATTCAGCAATCAACACCGTCCGGGGCACGTTCATTGATCCGTCGCAGTCGTGGACGGAAACCGACTATCCCGAGGTCAGTGTCGCCGAATGGATCGTTGAGGACGGCGGCGAGGCGGCAGAAACCCTGACTTATTCCTACGTCACCGATCCGTACCAGGCCCAGCGCCTGGCGAACATGGAGTTGCGTCGGCGCCGCGCGGGCGGAGCGATCAGTATTCCGATGAACTTCGCCGGCTACAACTGCCGGCCGGGCCGTGTCGTGCGGGTCAACTTGCCGTCGCTGAACATCCTGGGCGAGTTCATTGTTTCGGATTGGTCCATGGGCGACAGCGAAGGCTGCACAGTCCAGGTCAAACAGTACGAGGCGGCGATCTTCGATGATGCTGTGGGCCAGCCGTATAACCCGATCGGCTTCATCAATCTGCCGGCCGGCGGTCTCGGTACACCTAGTTCGCTGACATGGACGCAGGACACCACCGCCGAGGTAACTCAGGGTGTGCTGTCGTGGCTTTCGCCGACGGGCATCGTCAAGGAATGCATCGTCATCGTCCGACAGGGCGCTACCGCAGTTCAGTCGCACAACGTACCTGCCACTTCGACGGAGATCGCCATCAACGGTCTGCCGTCTGGCAACTACACAATGAGCGTGGCCGCGGTCGGGCCAATGGCGCGCTCCGGTGAAGCAACGATCACCGTCAGCATCAACGGGCCGCCCATTCCGGAAAGCTGCGTGGTGCAGTCGTCGATCGACAACATCGTGCTGATCCCGAGCAATTCGCAAAAAGGTCTGAATGGTGGGACATACGAGTACTTCTTTAGCACTTCGCCCACGGCAACGGCCGCTGATGCCGCGTATTTAGGGCAGGGTCTGTCCTTCACCCATACCGGTCTGGGGTTCTGGAAGAACTACTACTACTTCATCCGCTCATCCAATGCTTATGGGAAAAGCTCCTTCCTTTATGTCCCGGCCCAGACCTCGAACGATGTTTCGGCTTACCTCGCCGCTCTGGCTGGGAAGGTTGGCCGTACCGAGTTGGGACAGGACATTGTCAGCGAGATCGACAAAATCCCCGGACTTCAGGAGCAGATCGACAACATCGCCGATGCGCAGGAGTACAAACCGTCGTCGACCTATCTGAAAGGGGAGACAGTGCGCGTTGGGCGGCGCCTGTACCTGGCTTTGCAGGCTGTGCCGATCAACACGCCGCCACCAAATCTCACCTACTGGGAGGACATTGGTCAGGCGATCCAGGAAGCA